CACCTCTTCGCCCACGGAGCGCGCGTGCGCGGTGGCGGCGTCGGCCTGCGCGCGGCTGGCTTGAGCCTCGATCGTCTTTTTGGCGATGAGCTCGTCGAGCGTCTTGAGCTGCTGCTGGCGCGCGTCGCTGATCTTGCCGTTTTCGGTGGCGGCCTCGCGCAGCGCCTTGGCTTCTTCCTGCAGCGCAGCCAGCTCTGTGGCCCGCTTGTCGGCCAGGTCGGTCAACGCCTTGGCCTGGCCGGCAGCAGCGTCGCCCTCGGCCTTGCGCTGCGCCGTCACGTCGCCCAGCGCCTTGGCTTGCGCGATGGCCGCATCGCCGCGCGCCTTGGCGGCTTTCACTTCCTCATCCGCCAGCTTGACCTGCTGCGCCATCGATTCATTGACCAGCCGGTAGCCGTTGGTCAATTGCACGTAGCCGTCGCTGGCGGCGGCTGCGGCCGCGCCCGCCTGTTGCGTGGCCTGCGCCTGCTGCTGCTGCGCCAGCGCCGCCTTGGTGGCTTCGTTGCCGGTGGCCTGGATGTAGGCGGCCAGCGTCTGGTTGTGTTTGGCGACGGCGAGCAGCTTTTCACGGCTCTCGCGCTCGATGTCGGCAAAGGCCTGTTTGAGGTGGCTGAAGTCCCAGGTGCTGATGGCTGCCGCCACGGTACCCACCGTCTTGCCGACGGTGATCAGCGTATCGTCGAGCAGCACGATGGCGGTCTGCGCCAACTCGGCGCCGCGCTTGAGCGCATCGAGCCCGCCCGCCTCGCCGAGGTGCGCGGCCATGTCGACAAAGGCGTTCTTGATGTTGACAATCTCGCCCGCCAGCGACTGCGCCTGTGGCGCGCCGCCATACAGCTCGGTCAGGCCCTGGCTGAGCGCGGGCAGCAAGTCGTCTGCGGTGAGCTGACCGGCCTTGGCCAGCTCTTCCAGGTCGTGGCGCGTCACGCCCAGCGCCTTGCTGGCGACATCCAGCGCGCCGGGCAGTTGCTTGAGTAGGCCGTCGCGCAGATCGCGCAGGCTCACGGTGCCCTTGCGTGCGATGGTATCGATGGCGCCCAGCGCCTGCTCCACCTCGCCCTGGCCCTTTCCCATCGCGCTCATGGCGATGGCGGTGGCCTCGAAAGCGGCGCGCGCGGGCTCCACGCGCTCGGGGGTGGCGGCCAGCTCGCCCAGAAGATCGCGCCAGGAGGCGGCCGTCTTGAGAACGTCCTGCCCGGTGCTGCCCGCCACGGCGCGCACGAAGTCCATCTCGCGCGCGGCGCCCTGGGCGCTGCCAGTGAGTGACTCGAACCCACCCTTGAGCTCTTCCACCTGGGCGGCGGCGCTGATGAGTTCCTTGACGCTGAAGGCGGCGGCCATGATGGCGCCCACGCGCCGCATCACCGCGCCCAGCGCATCGCCGGAGGCGGTGATCGAATCGATCTTCTCTTTGGCCTGCTCGCCGCCTTGCGCCATGGCGCGCAACTCGGCCGCGGCTCGCTCGAAGGCGGGCTTTAGCTCGCCCTCGACCCCCTGGGCGGCGCGCTCGAACTGCTCGGCCAGGCGCTGGGCCACGACCACACCCGCATCGAGCTGCTTGACCGAAGTGGCGGCCTGGTTCAGCGCCTGCCCGGCGTTGCCGCCTTCGGCCTCCAGGTCGCGCAGCGCCTGCGCCACCAGGTCCAGCCCAACCTTGGTCTCGCCCTTGGCGGTCTTGCCCACGCGCTCAATGCTTGCGGCGATGTCTCCCAGCTGCTGGCGCGCCTGGGCGCCGTCGGCCTTGATCTCTAATTCGATGGAGCGCTTGTCCGCCATGGCCGTCTATGCCGCGCGTGGTGGCCTATGGAGCCAGCGGCCTCAGACCGCCGCCGCCGCTACGGTCTGCTTGTAGTACTGGCTGATGCCGGTGCCGGTCTTGGTGGCGTCCTTGAGCACGCTGCCCGTGACGTCGAGCGCGCCGAAGCTGGCGTTGATGAGCGCGAGCTGCTTGGTGACCGACTGCGACACGCGGTACACGTCGACAACGCAGGGGCTGCCGCCGTCGGCCTCGTTCAGGCCGCCGAAGACGAGCTCGAGCTCCACCGTCTTGGTGGTGAGCGCCTCGATCACCGCCTGGTCGCCGTAGCTGTAGCTCACCCACAGCGTGTCGGCGCCGGTGATGTCGGTGGCATTGGGCGGCACGTAGACGCCCTCGGGGCGCACCTCGTAGTTGCCGGCCATGGTCACCGGCGTGGCGGTGGCCGAATCGGTGCCCTTCTTCACCGTGACGGCGGTAGGCGCGATGTGCGCCAGACGCAGCAGGCCGCCCAAGACCACGCTGGCAAACTTTTCATCGGTGACGGTGCCTGCATCAATGCCGCTGGTGGTGCCCAGCGTGGCGCGCGCCAGGTTGACGATGTTCAGGTCGGCGATCTTCATGCTCAGCTGCACGTCGTTGACGCGGCGCACCTCGGCGTGCACGCCGCCACCCAGGCGCGTCATGTCGTCCTGCTTCTTGACGTCTTCGCTGTGCTCGATGTTGAGCTCCAGCACGTTGCCGATTTCGGCCAGCGCGGCGGCGCTGCCGTAAGGGCGTGCATAGACCTGGCCCACTTGCATGCTGGGGCGGTAGGTTTTCTTGATGAGTTCGGTGGCTGCCATGGTGGGCTCCTCTTGGGTGGGTGATCAGGGTTTGCGAAACACGGACTGCACCTGCCAGCCGCTGGGCAGGTAGTAAAAGCCGTTGATGTGCGCGCCCGCCGGGGCCTGCGTGGGCTCCAGCGGCGTGGCGGCGCCCGCCAGTTGCTCGGACAGCAGAGCGCCCATGGCCAGCGCCAGCAATGCGCCAGCGTCGCGGCGCGCGGGAGCGGCGCTTTTTTGCCCCGCCTGGTTGCGCACCACGGCCACCACGTACCAGGTGTGGCGCAGACGCGCGGCCTTGTACTGGCTTTCAATGGGTGCAAAGCCGTTGCTCACCACGTGCAGCGCGGGGGTGCGCTGCGCGGCGTCCTTTACCGTCTGCAGGTCGCTGGCGGTGAGCACGTGCACGGCAGGGTGCAGCGGCGCGACGGCCGCCTGCAGCAGCGCGACGATCTGCGGCTCCAGGCGCGAGAAGTCGTTGGCCTCCTGCAGGCTAACGGGGGCGGCGCTCATCGGTAGCCCTCGTCCACGTCGGGCGTGATGGCACGCGGGCGAAACTCGGCCCAGGTGTCGCCCGCCGCGGGGCCGGTGACCGTGGGGCTGCCCGGCTCGCCGCCCCATGGACAGACCAGGCGCTGCGTGGCATTGGCGATGGCAACCAGCTCCGCGCACGCTGATTTGAATCGGCGGTAGACCTCGGCCTCGGGGGCCAGATCGTCATAGAGGTAGTAGCGCGCGATGTCGGCGACGATGCGCGTGAGCTGCGGCGGCGCCACGAGCTCGGTGGCACCCACACCCACGGGCTTGACGCAACCGGTGAGCGGCAGCGCGTAGACGCGGGCCAGATACCCATCGGCCAGCGCCTGCGCGTCGTTGATCTTCTGCTCCACGCGCGCCGCGTTCACCACCGCAAGGTCTTGCGGGTCGGTCAGCTCGATGAGCTCGCGCTCGCCGAAGCGGTCGATCAGGTCCTGGACGGTGGCGTATTGCATGGCGGCGTGGTAGGGTGAATAAATACGGGGAGACGGCGCAAGCGAACTTCACTCAAGAACTCGGCCGGGCTACCTTGCGCAGCGCTTCGGCGTTATGACTTCGTCCCGTGCTCTGGCTGGGCCACACGGTCATCCCCTTCCTGGGTGTATTCAGATCAGGTCGCGAGAGCGGTGACCTTGACGTGCGGCAGGATCTGCACTTCGATCAACGGCTTGGCGGTGCCGCTGCCGTCACCGCCGCCCAGCACGCGGCCACAGTGCTCGGCATCGCTGCCCAGCACGGCGCGGCCGTTGAGGTCGGGCTTGACCAGGTCGCCCACCTTGAGGTTGGCGGCGGACTCGACCAGGTAGCTGTAGCCGGTGACGATGCTCAGCGCCTCGCCGCTGGCGGCAGCGTTCTCGGACCCGCCCTGGGCGGAGTAGCTGCCGGCGGTCAGCGTTGCGCTGGCCTGCAGGCCGCCGTAGGTGACGAAGCGGTTGGCCGCAATGGCGCCCTGCGCCACGATGGTGACGGCGTGCACCTTGTCGAACTGGCGGCCGGTGTTGTTTTGAGATGCCATGGTGTTGCTCCTGTGCAAATAGCTTGCGGGGGTGGAAAGCGGGGTCTTTCACCCAAAAGGCCCACCGGGCCGGGGCCGGGTGGGCAAAGGGCGGGGAGTGAGGTCGCCCTGCGCTGAT